ACGATGAAACTTTAGTCATCGTTAAATCCAAAGGACTGATATCAGTAATAATTTCTTCAAGTTCTCTAAGCTCTGCTAGTGTTTGAGGAGGAACACTAATTCCATTTTCCTGACAGATAAAAGAACTTAGGGCGTATCTCAAATAAACAATGTAATTACGCTCATAAACCAGTTCTAAATCTTGCCCTAAAGTAACGCTGTCTAATCCAAATTTTCCCCACAACTGAAGCGGATAATTTGTATTTGGAATAAAATAAATAAAAAGATCCGATCCATTTAGTGTTCGTTCAACATGCCATTGATTCGGAAGTGACTGAATGTTCTCAACACGGCCTGGACCGAAATACTTTTTCCGACTTTGCCACTGCATTGAATATCGGATTGGTCCAATGAAAAATGTAAACGTTTCCCATTGAACTAAATTTGGTATGAAATATTTTTGTTGTCCAACTACAGCAACAAAATCATATTGTTTATAAAAAGGAATTAATCTTGTATTGGCAGTCTTAATTCCTAAAACATCATTAAGCAGGTTTAATCCCTGGTTTTCTTGATAGCCCGTAACCGTTTGAAATTGCGAGCTAACAAGACCAGATAGATAGTAGGCATTTGTAATCAGCTCTAATGTTGTATAAGCCATACATAAACGCCCTCAATCTGCCTTAGATATAAAGGGTAAATCCAGCAACAAACGCTGTGGTTGTTCCACTTGATGCAGAATTTATATATTGGATTTGTGGTTTTGCGCTCACAATATTTGCAACAACATCAAAGGATGCATATTGAGCAGTTGTTGTTTTTTGTGATGTTAAACGTTGTAAACCAGTAATGGCCGCAGTTGTAACACCAGAACCAATACCAACAACGTCACCAGCAGATGCAGCAACAAATCCAACATTTACTTTAACTAAAGTGCTATCAATTGGTGGAACACCAGCAGATAAGTCAATTAAAGCTAATGCAGTTGCACCGCCAGAACTTGCAGCAGTTCCTGCAATAACTGTTTCCCACATAGTTTGTCTAGCATTACCATTACCGATAACTTGTTTTGGTAACAAATGAGAAGAACCATCTGTTAGCTGAACATCAATTAAACGGAAAGAATCGTAACCAAAAGGAAGGGTTGGAGTGGCGCTTGATAAAGACGCAAGAACGGCTGGACTATAATTTCCAATCGAAGCATTAATAATATAAATGTAATAGAAAGTGCTTGCAGCAATCGTGCCAGTATCTAAACCATTAGCACCTGTGCCGCTTAAATCACAAGTGGTTGCAGTGCTTAAAGTAATATCTACAGTATCTGTGCTATCACGACATTGACCAGCTTGCATTAAAACAGTTGTATTACCAGTGCGAGTTACTTGTAAGTTATTTACATAAAGTAAACCCAAATTCGCTGATGGAACAGGCAAATGTGTTGGCATATAATAAATTCCTCGAAAAAATAATTTTATTCATCAATGGATTCCCCTCTACGGAGGGGAACTCTCGGTTAAACAGGGAAAATAACTCGCATAGAATATTCAGGAACAATTGTTGATCCCCAAATAGCGTCATGCGCCATACCAATTTGGTTTTGGAATGGAATAACACCGTGATATTGACGTAATGAAACGCCAGTATCAGGATCAGACTCATTCGATGTTGGATATGGATCTAAGTTAGGAAGTTTTGGCATCGCCAAGTAAAGAGCGCTACCGCCAATTACTACACCCGCTTTATGATCTGGCAAGAAAGTTGCTTTCATACCCGCAACAATGTTGCTGGTAATATTTTGAATAGCATTTCCTGATTGTGAACATAATGTAGGAGTCACACTTACTGTTACATTTGTACTTCCGTCAGAACCAGCATCACTTAACACACGGAATTGAACCGGCTGTGAACTTGGTGAGTGACCGTTAAATGTTAAGAATCGAATATTAGGTTGGCCAGAAACACCGTCAATAAACTGCGCCAAATCACCTGATTTAATTGCACTCAAATCACTTACGCCAGCACCACTAAAAGTAATTTGAGTGATAGCCGCACCTGTTGGGTCGTTTGTAGAAACAACAGTTAATGTGTTGCTTGGTGCAACTGCATTACCAACAGTACCAGCACGATGAATAGGTAATAAGTTAGATTCATAGAATTTAGCGCGAGAGAAATCACCAATCCACCATGATTGTGCAATTTCATTATTTCTATCAGTTACAAACTGATTTAAACCGCTATTTACAATTGCAGGAATCGAAACAGATGGTAGGTAAACTTTTGTATCACTAACTGTTGCGCCATAATCACGGAAGTTAGCTAACATTTGCGCCAATTGACCATAAGAGTTAATTGGAGTTACACCATCACCATAGAAACGGTATGGACCACTTGTGTTATCAGAAATGCTTGAACCAGAAGTAGTTGGTACGCCAGAAATAACATTTTTGGCAACGTTAGATTCAATATTGTTAGCTAATTCAATAATCGCAGACTTACCAAACATATCCATATATTCAGATACGTTAAATACGAACTGTTGATTAGAGAATGCATAACCTACCGAACCTTGTTGTTTACAAGCCAACGTTTGAACGCGCTGTGTAGATTCTTGGAAAGAAATGTTAAGGCTGTTAGCCGCAACATAACGTGGTGGCAAATCGAAAGTAACAGTGTCACCTAAGTTAGCTTCTTTGTTCTGGAAATCTTTAAATTTAGTGTTAGCAGTTGAAACGAAACAGCATAAGTTTAAAAGATAGGCTAAGTTAGAACGTTGGTAAGTTTGAACCTGGACTAAATTATTAGTTGGTAGAGCCATATATTCTCCAATTGAAAATTGAAGATGGTGGCTCTACCGATTAGTCGGCTAGCGTTAAACCCTTAAAGAAGGATCTTTTCGCAAATCTCTAATCGTCATAGGTCCACCATCCGTTGGTGTCGTAGATGGAGTGATTTGACGAAGAGGATTTGGTGGTTGATGTTGAGAAGTAGCTTTTGCTGTTTCCTTTAAGGAATTAGACAATTGCTGCATGGCTTTAAAAGCTACTGCTCCATTTTCTTTATACATATTATTTAATATGTATGCTTTTGATGGATCATCAGCTAAAAAATTCATTACTTCCGCTGTGTTGTCTACACTGTTTGCAAGAGGAACCAAAAATGGCATATCTCCCAAACCCATAGAATTAACACGATCGTTGAGATCAGGAAACTTTTCAGTTGCAGCTCCGATTTTTCCTTCAAAATCTTTAACAAGTTGGTCAATTTGGGCTTTTTGCTGAACACCATGAAATTCTTGTTCTCTACGCTGAAACTCTTGACGGGTAGCTTCTGCAATTTTTTGCTCAATTTCTTGAGCCGATAATTGCGCCATTCCACCAAAACTATTCTGCGCTGGAGCTTGCTGAGGAGTTTGTTGTTGCGCTGGAGCTTGATAAGGTTGCTGTTGTTGCATAGCAACTTGCATTTTCTGATCAAATTCTCGCGTTAAACGCTCTCTTTCATGAGCCTTCGCACGCCCAACCAATTCATTAACTTTTGATTGTGGTAATACATTTTCTGGACTTGGAGCCGGAGCTACTGGTGTCGCAGGCTGTGTATTATCAATAACCGGAGCAGGTGCCACTGCTGGCGTTCCCTGATCTACACCACTACTTTCAAATTCGTTCATTTCAAACCTCTTTAACTGTTAACCCGTGTTACGGTATTAAAACCCTACTAACGAAGTAGTCCGCCCACTTTTAACCGCCAGTGGAAGCGTTAATTCAAGCTGAGATTAAATGCTCAGTCATTGCATCTATTACTAGATACATAAATATATTATACGAAAAAAAAGTTATACACAAGTTATCCACAATTAAATTTGCTACACCATTTGTAGCAATTGCTACACCCCACTTTTCGCGGAAGACGAAACATCAGAGCTGGCAATATCATTCAATGTTTGAATCGTTTCTTTGTGGTGACGATGCATTTGATCATGCGCCTTTAGAGCCGTATGTGATTTTTCTTGTATATGACGATGCATTTGATCTTCTGTCTTAGCCGCCGAATCAATCAAGTGAGAGTACATTTCTACATTAGCTTTCTTATTCTGTACTTGATCATGTACTTGCGCACTTTGAAGCGCGCTAATTACCTTTAGGCGCTCAGTCATGAGTCTTTCAGCATTTAATTGATTTTCAGCTTGATCTTGTTGTGCTTTTTGCTGCAATTCTTGCTGCTTAACTACAACCATTGGATTTGGCTGTTGCATTTGCTGTTGCTGCATCTGTTCTTGCATTTGTTTTTGCTTCTTCATGTCTGTCATCCATTGCGATGACATTTCTTTAAGTTGCTCAATACCTTTGATCTCAATGTTATCTAACAACACTGGCAATCCTTCAGTATTCATGAATTGCGCAAACAATGGGGATGCCTGCATTAGGGCAATAATTTGCTGCAAAGCTCGTGATTTTTGGACATCAAAACTCACACCCGCCTCAACCTTCACATCCAGATCATAAGCGCTGAAATTAAAATCAACCCCACCATCTTGGTTAATTTTTACGTAAATTTTCTTACGATGAGGTGTGATCACTGGAATAGTGCGAGGCGTAACCAGATATTTAGGAATTAGATCTACAACTACCTGTGCAATTTGATTTAAACCCTGCAAATATCCCGTGACATAAGGCATAGACGCTGAATTATTGGCCGTTAATAGCTCTTGAATGGCTATTCCGCTTACAGCATTCATTGGATTTTTACTTAAATCATCCGAGAAATTGCCCAATACCATGCTAAGCATTTGAGACGTAAAACCAAGAGCGCTCATTACCTCTGGCGGACATGGTACACGTGGAACAGGTTGAGGAGGCGGCAACTGAACGCCAGTAGGATCATTTTTATATAAGAAGTTATATACCAATACATTGGCTTGCTGAACATTCGTATAGGCATCTTGATATTCAGCAGGAATAGCTTCTTTTGCCACCATAAACTTATGTTGAACCATGTTTTCCAGTTCATTTGCCAATGTTTGAACAGCAAAATTATGTAAGCGCTGTATACCATAGGCGTTATAAACATAAGGGCGCGTCATTTGGAAACTTGCACCTTCCATAGACTTCTTAATTTCCATGGAATTACCATCAAAAAATATTAATGGTAGATATTTGTAATTAGTTTCTTCGATTTCTATGAATTGATCTTCAATTAAAATATAACGCATGATTTTAATAATCATCGTTTTTCGTTCTTGAACTATTTTTGGTACCGGCAATAAAGCATTCATCTTCTTCCAACGCTTTACAAAATCTTTATAGTCATCCTTAAGCATGCTTTGGCGATTAGAAAGCTGCACAATAACGGCTTCTTCGTGCTTCTTTTCATAATAATCAACCACCATGATGATATCTTCACGTTGGGTTGAATAAGACCAATTATAATTAGACAAGCTTCGACTAAACTTAATGTCATTAATATCTACATGCGGATATTTAGCTTTAAAATCATCTTTTGTTTGAGGGTAGGCTTCAAAAGCATAGCGACCATCACCTTTATGAGGGGCGCGAGCCAGCGGATCAAAACCACACAAAGTAGGATCAAATACACGCCCAATTTTAATCACTTGATCAAAAGACATGTCATTGGCATATTCTGTCCATACTTTTGCCACAGAAAAGCCACCACTTAATTCATCAGTATAAATCTGATATTCAAAACCATTATTATTGGCTTCAAATAATGTGGCGCGCATATAGCCAGTTACTACATCAATTGCACCAACATCAACGGGTGCGCCATCTCTAGCATGCACTTCAATGGCTGGCTCTTGTTTAGCAAACTCCCCGCGAAGCCGTGAAATAGGAGCTTCAATGATATTGACTTCAATCTGAGGTTTATTAAGGGTTTGCAAAACAGCGATATCATCCTCGCTCATGGAGGTTGAAAAGGTGAACTTACGAAATTTATTAAAACGATCATTATTTTCACGAAAATATTGATAAGCATTTTCAATGTTTGCTTTGATACGCTTTAATTCAACAGGGTCGGTTTTATCTAATATTCGAGTGAATGAGGGGTTTTCAGTATCTTGCCGCTTTGCCATATGCTGCTCGCCTTAAATTTTGAAGGTTTCTAAAGTTATCCACAAGTTTATTCACAATAGTATCAGTATTGTTATTACTTTGGACATACCCTTGGAGACCCTTGTCAATTAAAGCAAGCCTTACTGCCATTTCTAATGTGTCGCAATTTGAAACCAGAATGCCTTCTGCATAATAAACACCATAAGTTTCAACAGTAAGGTTATAGACGGGATGTGTCAGCAATTTTTCTGGCACAGCCACGAGAACATGTTTTTCGTTGACGTTTATGATTGGGATTTTTTGATGCCACAAAAATCGCTTCACAAACCACACAAATATATTGCTCCTTTTCATTGCGTAAGCGATTGTATCGTCTTTTGTTTGTGCAATATTGCGAACAACTATTGGCGGTCGGATTACGTGAGATAAACGTATTATTACATTCTTGACAAACAAACTGACGCTCATAAAAAATTTTAAGAATTGAAGTTTTAGCATTCTCCTTGTGCCATGCTCTTCCTTCAGAACTTTTATGCCATGCAATGGCTTTGTAACGATTTTTATGTAGTATATCCCGATATTTTTGCATGAGCGCATCATTTGTCTTGTTAATTTTCCAATGAGCCTGCATATGTTGCTTAGCTGAAACACACTCCAAATTTTCATAACTATTATTAAAAGGATTACCATCTTTATGATGAACCACATACCCTTTTTGTACTGTTTTTCCACTATAAAATTCCCAAATTGCAACATGCAATCCTTGCGCACCTTTTCTTTGTAAATTTTTTGTTGCGCTACTAAGATAATAGCGCTGCGATCCCATAAGGTTATATTTTCTTTCATTGAAAATAATAGTTTTTTGTATCTCCACTTAACCAATTCTCCAATAGTTAAATAATTAACTTTTTTATTTTCTGTGTCTTCAAGTGATAAAAATTTATCTTCAGAAAAAATAGGATGATTAGGAGTACCAGTTAATCCATGTTGAGAAATAACTTCAAAATCTCCTGTTTTTTCACAAGAAATAACATTTCCTATTCCAAAAGGAGTGATAACTTTATCTCCAATTTTAATATTTTTTATTTTTTTGTTTCCATAAATTGTAGCAATATTGCTCTCCCCTATAAAACATACATCATCATGGGCATGAGAATTATTCGCCGTCACTCTCGACATGTGCGCCAAACAAAATTGTGTATGGCGTGCATATTGAGGAAGAGAAACAAAACGAGAGGCTACATAATGTTGGATTTCAACAAAGCGACTCGTTTTAGATCCTCCTCCAGAATTTCTTTCGATAGCACGAATATCAAGACCCCTATGCTCTTTCAAAACAGAAATTAAAGTTGTTCCGGTAGATTTTTTCTCAATCGCAGCAAAACGGGGGGGATATTTATAGCGAGAACACGTGTTATAAAATGACAAAAATTCAGATCGCAAATCTTTTGGCTCAATTCGTAGCTCTACACAATCAATCCAGTGAAGGCCAAATTCCTCGCGCCCCTCAAGAGACTTTTCATTAAGTCGGTATAATCCCCAAAAACTAAATGCCGTGGCATCATTGTAAGTTTTATCAGTTTCAGCCGTATCTGCTGTAATAAAAGTGCAAAGCATTTCAGGCTCTTCATCTGTTAACCAAAACCAATCTGGTTTAAATAAAGAACCACCAGCAGGTTGAGGATCTTGCATATACTGTGCAGAAAAGGTGTACACATTATGAATTTCTTCTCGCTCTAATAATTCACGCGAATGAACTTCTGGATATAAAGGCATTCGATCTTCATTCCATGCCTTTAAAATTACATATCTCCATTTACGACCATCTTTTCCTGCAATAATGTGAGCAGCCAAATCTTCTTCATGAAGTCTTTGTCCAATAAACATAGTGGGAACATTTAAACCACGCACGCGTGCGATAACTGTTTCTTGATAATTGCTGATAACAGTTGCGCGAATAGTATCACTGTGAACATCTTTAGGTTGATGGGCGTCATCAATAATAACTCCGCCTGAAAACCTATCTTGATGAGGAAGTCCAGCGTCATGACCTACAATACCCGCATTCAAACCGAAAGCTCTGACAGTACCACCAGCAGTTGTTCTGAAATTATCTTTAGCAGACGAATCGGTTGCGATATTAACGCCAAATAAATGACGGTAATAAGGCATTTGAATAATCTGTTTAACTGCATGCGTATGTTTAGCAGCCAATTCATGTCCATGGCTGATATACATGAAATTGCAATCAGGATAATGCGCGATTGCCCACGCAATAAAATGCTGACAAATGGTGCTTTTAGACCATCCAGGAGGACAATTAATTAATAAATTAGGGGTTCTTAAATAGAAAATATCCGTTAATTCACGGCATAAAGTAATAAAGTGAGACTCGGTAAATCCAGGTTGGCTTAATACGAAATCTTTGCCGGTTCTTAACTTAAAAAATGTCTGGGTAAATAGTAACAGTGATCCCAGCATTTTAGACCGC